TCATGCCCAATCCCTCCCTGTCAGCATATTAGAAAGGTAGGGGTCTGCACCATATCGGCCTTCCAGATACTGCTTGTCAAAGGCCGCTGTGCTCTTGACGCGAGTATTGTCCTCCTGCCGGAATTCGTAAAGCGAATAAATCTCGCTCTCATGATTATCATTCATCGCAGCAAACCAAATTTCATCACGACGGAAAACTGTATTCTTCATCGTAGTCAGGTCGTGAGAACTGAATAGCAGTTGTGCGCCCTTCTTGTTCAGTTCCGGGTTCTTGAACATCTGAATCACATATCGGAGCAGCTTCGGATGCAGCTTGGCATCCAATTCGTCCACAACCACTGTGCGGCCTTCCTGCAATGCTACCATCAGAACCGGCAAGGCTGCAATCATCTTCTTGGTTCCATCCGATTCCGCTTCAAAGGGAAGCTCATAGACTTTGCCATTGATTGTTCTCTGCGTAAACAGGTGCTTGCTATCCTCATCATAGCGATAACCGGACAAATCAATACCTACATCATTCAGTGCATGAATCAGGCTTTCCTTAGTCGTCTCACTCTTGGACACCAGCACAATGTTTTCCGCTCTGGGGTTTGCGTAGCTCTGTGTAATACAGGATTCAAACCAATTCTGCACTTCTGCAATCACAGGGATATTGTAGTTGATCGCCAAAAAAGAAAGATACGGCATCTTCGGGTTGACGTCCAAGTTGATGCTTGCCTTATTGATACTTGCACCCAATTCAATCTTCTGGCCGTCTCGTTCAAAAATCAGTCCTGTCTTCTTACCACCAAGTGTACGCCACAGAAGAGACTCAAAGACAATTTCTTCCTTGAGCGCAATGTAATACTGGTATTCCTTCTCGTCTACACGGAAGAACACCTGAAAAATCGTAGGTTCATTCGCAGAACTTTCATCCAGCATAAAGGGAGCCACACTGCTGCCCTGCTGGAAAATCATTGGCTGCCGATTCTTCTCCAATGCATGAATCGGCTTCACAACAAGGTTAATCAGGCAAAAGAATGCCTGAAGCAGATTCGTCTTACCGCCACCATTGGGGCCGTAGACTGCACTGACCGGAAGTAAGTCTTCTGCTTTCTCCTGTCGGATCAAGGCATCCTGAAACTCCGGAATTGCCATTGCACGGAAATCAAATGTTGTTTCATCCTTATAAGACTTAAAATTCTGAAAAGAAAACTGGCAAAGCATTCTTTCAACTCCTTTCTGTTATTATTATAGCTCATTTTCAGTTTTTATTCCAGCATTTTAGAAAATTTCATTCTTATATAAGTTTTATAGAGCGAAACCGAAGAGTAAAAAATTTTTATTTATACAAAAAACGGAGCTTCCCGCAGCATTTTATCTGCGCAAAAGCTCCGCCTCATGGTCGCTTATGATTATCTTTTAGTAGAACTGAATTTCGGCGCCGCTTTCCTCTGCAATCTGAATCACTTCATCCATGCATTGGCCCGCTTCTTCCTCTGTATCGGGGTCGTATGCGTAAATATCATTCATGGTATCACCTCGCAGATGTGAGTCATTTGCTATTATTGTACCTTCTTTCCACTCACAAAACAAGGCACAAAATGCCCGCTGGCTCTTGATAAAGAAAACCAGACCTGTCCGATCAGACGAAAACCATCCCAAATGTCGAAACTGGATTTATTGCAGTCTGTAATGATTTTTCCATTTGTCACAATGAAATTGAAGGGCAGAGATCGAAAATACACTACCTTTGATCAAATCGCCCTATAAGAAATCCCAAAAAGCAGTTTATTATCATCCTATTAGATTTCGATCTATGGATAACAGTGTCATAAATCACCAGATAGAATGCTATGCGTTTTTATAGTAGTTGTTCCTCCCGATCAATTTCTATTTGATTCATAACATCCTGATAAATCACAAAATGAGGTGTTTTTTATGACAATGGCAAAGAAGCTCCCACTTTTAGCACCTTCCATTCATACGTTTGAAGTGAATGGAACGTACACGGATTGCGAAGCGAAGCGTACTGTATTTATGGCAATTCAAAAAATGGTATCCGCTGGAAAATACTATCGGATTCTGTATCATGGCTCCTCGAAAAAAGGCTACTCTTATAAAAGAAAAGATGGCGGTTTGACCATCACATTGGCAGATTATCCAGATTTTAAGAAGCGATACATAACGTTATCTGGTGTGAACCTCGCTCGGATTGCAGGTGATCCATCTCGTTTAAGTTTAACAGACTTATCACCAGAAGGTTTGGTCATGCAAGAGCAGGCATTTCTGGATGAATTGGAGCAGCTTGGACTCCTTGAAATTGAGGATTCTGTTAAATGGAAAATGCACCGGTTGGATATTACACAAGACTTCTATGTGAAATGCGATCCCTCACTGATGGTAAAAATCATTCGTTATGCAGGAAGCGTTGACCCGTACAGAAAAGGTCGCGCACTACACTATAACCAGCACAATGAGATCCGAAGCTGTAAATTTGAAAAAACGTGGTACGATTTTGCACTCTATGACAAGCATCAGCAGCTCTTGAATTGCGAAAAGGAGAGCTATCCGATTTCTCCGGATGATCTGGAACGCTCAAAAAATCTGGTTCGATATGAAATTCAATTAAAGCGCCCCAGTCTGAAAGAATTTGAGCACGATAAGTTGGAATCGAAATCTTCAAAGCTCCAGTTTGGAAATCATGCGCTGTTTCATTATTTTGATAAAATCAGTGATGATATTCCGCTCTTTCTATATCGGTATGCCGTCGATTATTTTGGCAAGCATTCGTGGTATAACGTTCCAACTGCCCTGAAAGCCGTACAAATGAGCATTCTTGATGACGATACCAAAGAACTTGTCAGTGCGTATATCGAAGCGCAGGATAAGCCGGAACCGACCGATAAGATACATCATAAAAAGAAAATCGCAAAGGCTTTGGAAAAAATAGAGATCAACGACGTGATCATCCCTTGTCGCATCCTGAATGATCGTCAATGCGGCAGATTTCCATGTGCGCCCTTATGTACAAGGGTACAAGGGCTTTGAGCGAACAAAAAATGATCCGTGCAAAACAGAACGAAAATTCACCAGAATCACAAGAATGGAGTTGATTTTCAATGCTAGACAACTATCCTGATGTCCTGAGTTTCCGGCAGGTAATGGAAATCACGCATGTTGGCAGAAATCTACTGCTGCGTCTTCTGAACAGCGGCGAAATTCCCGCATTCAAGATGGGAAAACTCTGGAAGGTTTACAAACAAGACCTGATCCAGTATATGAGCCAATGTCAGTGAGCCTTATCTTTCGTTTGGGGCAAAAAGAATCCCGTTGGACTCCGCAACAGGAATCCAGCGGGATTTAATCTTATTGATTTTTAATGCGTTCGTCCGCCAAATTTCCAGAAGGATTTTACACTCTTGTACTTTTACCAAATCTGTATTTCAGCACCGTTGGCTTCAGCCATCTGAATCACTCTGTCCACATATACTCCCGCATCTTCCTCCGTCAATGTTTCGATGTCAAAATCATACCATATCTCATGAAGGTCTTGTATCATCCCCTCAACTTCCATATAATAAGTAGCTTCATCGTAAAACTTCAGATACTCTATAAATCGTGACAAAGCATCCAGATTGCTATACTTTCCACTGTATTCGTATACATCCGTATACATTGCATTCAGCCATGCGGTCTTAAAATCACTCCCATAGCTGAGGTAGTACTCTTTCGTGCTTTCCGGCATTTCTCCAAACTCATAGGAGTTGACGTCTACAGAGATCTCGCCAGAAAGTTCCGAATAGGTATCCATTCCATTCGTGCTAACAACTTTACGGTCTGATCTGGTAGCCGTCTGGGCAGAATTGTCGGAATCCGTATCCTCTGTGTAGGTTTCGCTCTCAGGTTCTGCCATGCTGACGCTGGAAGATGAATCTGCAAGCGCATCATCCAAAGCATTTTCCAATTCGTCAAGCGCATTGCTGCTGGCAATTCCATGATCGTTGCAATAGCTGTTACTGATCTCGGAAAGCGTGATGTTCTGCCTTAATAGGTTCATCGTTTCGCCGTCCATGGTCATCCGGTCGATTTCAAAAGAGCTGTCATCATTCAACTTAAAATAGATGCCAACGACGGCTTTTTCTCCCGTTTGTGTACTAGTACACTCACCGCTGTAGTGGACAAAAGTCACTCCGTCCTGTTCATAGTTTTCCCATTTGCCGTTTGCAAAGAAATCGTCCAACACCTCGCCTACTGTGGCTTCTGCCGGGAAGACACTCAAGTATCCGTCCGAAACTCCTTTGGAGCGGGCATTGTCTGAGTAAAGCACAGGATATAACATATATACCGCAAACGCGACAAACGCCGCCGTAATCGCCAGCTCAATCAACAACGGCATCTTATGTGCGCCGAACAGCTTCCGGACTGCCGCCTTTTCTTCTTCCACCTGCTCCGCAGAAATTTTTTCGGGATACAGGATGGCGATTACCTGCGACAGCAGAACGCTGCTGAAAACTGCATACAGATATTCCTTCTTACTGCTTTTGGACGGTTTGGTCAGGATGGTCATTTTCAGACCATCGGCTGTGTTTTTCAGTTGATAAGTACCACGCTTTTTGCTGTAAAAGGTCATGGCATCCGCAGTATCTGTGACCTGTTCAACGTCCGGGTTGGCAAATCCACGGCGGATGCGGTCTACGGCTTCCTCCCAGCTCATTCCTTCCGGCAACGGCAGCTTGCCTCTATCATGCTCCGGGCCGTATACTTTTTTGTAGACATCATCCCGGAAGCCGAAGTAGATTACTGCGGCGATCAGAAGCCCCAAAAGGACGGATACCGCTCCGGCACCGGTTGCAACACCTGTCACAATGCCAACAATAAACCCCAGCAGCAACCAGATCTTTAAGGCATCCAGCGCAATGCTTCTGCGGGCAGATGCGGTAAACAGCGGATGAAAGCCGCTCAGATTTTTGGATTTTCCTTTGGCTTTTTTAGCTTCTGCACTGCCATCATAGATTTCAAATAGCTCTTTCATGTTTTTTCCTCCCATCTCAATGGATGCACAGCTTTTTCAGAATCGCCACTGGAATCAAAATCAGCCCCAGCAGCACACCAAGAACGAATCTTGTCAGGAAAATATCCTTCATTGACCCAATTTGAATTTTGTTTGCGTAGATGGTCTGCCCGACCACCCAGTAACTCAACACACAATACACGATAAAGACAACCATTTCCATCTTTTTTTCTCCAACCTTTCTTAAATATACCGCCACACAAAATTCAGCCCTTGCAACTTGCTGTTTTCGATTCATCCCCTTTTCCATAACGCCTAATACGTTCGCCTATAGTTAGATTTATCTTGTTAAAATTATACGATTTATAGAATTACATGTCAAGCTGTCCATCCTTAAAATCGTAAGTAGCACTACGATTTATCTAAGGAGGTCTATGACATGGAACGCGAGAAACCAAACTTTGACATTCTGGGAAGGATTGACCGGGAGCGGTTGGCTCGTGGATGGTCTGAATACACACTTGCCGAGAACTCTGGTCTGACGCAATCCACCTTATCAACGTGGCGCAGACGAAACCTTCAGCCTAACGTGACCTCAATCGAAAAAATATGTCACGGCCTTGGTATCACACTCTCGCAATTTTTTGAAGAGGACACTGCCGTTCACCATTTGACAGAGGAGCAGAAATCCCTTTTGACCATCTGGGATAGACTTTCGCCCTCGCAAAGAATCGCTATTTTGGATTTGCTTCAGGCATTTCTGCCTGAATAAAGTAAACCCTTACAAAAAAGAAGGATGCCCAGCGACCATTGCGTCACCTGGCATCCTTCTTCATTAGATAAAGGACTTCAGAACTTTTTTCAGTGCTTCACGTTGTTCCGGGGTTATGCGATTCAACAAATTCAAAAATTCCTGTTGTTCCTCCTTTGTAAATTCGCTATGGGGTTCATCTTTTACACATTTTTTGTTTTGCATAACAACTCTTCCTTTTTAAGTTTTCCCTCGTCAGTCAACTCAGCCCGAATCTGCCGCTTATATTTATAATAGGTATTCCGGGCAAGCCCAGTCAATTTCATGCACTCCATGTCATCCAATGTGCCGCCAAAGGTCTTGCAGTGGGTGCGAATGATCTGCTTGGCTTCTCTGGATTTTTTCGTTTCAAAGCCAACACCCTTTTTGCGGCCAACCTGCTTGCCGTTCAGCCGGGCGGTCAAAAGGCCCTCACGGGTGCGCTGGTGCAGATCGGCAACTTCTTTTTCGGACTGCTCAAAGGCCAGTTTGATCTGCTCCTTTGCCAAGGCCATCAGATACTCGTTGATGCCCTTCAAGATGAAGTCCACATTTGTCCCTGTCATGGCAATGCTGCCGGACAGGGCTTTTTTGTAGGTCTCGGTGTCGATGTGGTGCTCTTTCAAGAACACCAGCCGGATGCCCTTGTGGTAAAGGTCTTCGTACAGAGTAAAACCTTCTTCTGCATTTCTGGACATCCGGGACACCGAATCGAACACTACCACATCTCCGGCTCTCAGAATCCGGTAGAGCTTCAGCCATTCCGGGCGAAAAATGGATGTGCCGGTGTAGGCTTCCTGTACAATGTGGGCAGTCGGGTATTCTGCCTTGATGTTGCGGGTCTGGCGGTCGATACTCTGTTTTGCAGTGGAAATTCTGCAATAGCCATAAATACTCATAACTTTTTTCTTTCTGTATCAAAAATGCCGTAGGTGCAGAAAAGTATCAATTACAGTGAGATTGGGCAATTTATCTTAGCAGATTGATAACGCTAAAATGACGAACGGCATTTTTAATACCTCTCCGGCACAAGTTTTCTGTTATTCCTGCTTCACATAGGTCTTTATAAATTCTTCCGCTGTGACACATGGCTTTTGATTTTTCTCTGTTCCTCCAAACGGAGCGTAGTTCCAGTCGGTGTCCTCGTTAATATATCGCCGCCCACCGTCCGGCAGTTCCAGCGGTTCCGCAAGGATGATGGTGCCCCAGTGGTTGACCATCACAAAGGGCGCAATCTCACAAGGGATACCCCGGCACTCGTCATCATGCCGGACATCGTAGGCGTACAGGCCGTCCGGGATGGTATCTCTCTTGATGCGGATGCTGGTGAACAGCGCAGGCTTTCCGCAAACCGTAATCTCTTCATAGTGTTCGGTCATTGCATTAAAAGTCATAAAGCGTTCCTCCTTAAATTTTAACAATAAAGGCTCTGAATTTCTCTTTGTAGAAGTCCATTGAACTCTGCGGCAGAGAAGTCATATTTCCCTCGTTGTCGCATCCGGCCAGAAATCCCGGCCCTGCAAGAACATCGGCTCCATCCCACAGCGGACGATTGAGCGGTAGGCCAAGCAGCTTGCCTTCATCATTGCAGACCAGTGTGACCTCTGAACTGGTGTCACTTAAGGTGATGCATTCAATCAGCCCGCCTACAAATTTCTGCATGGCTTCAAGCGTGTTGTCCAGATCAATCTCCTTTGGCAGCTCCATTGGCAGTAACGCAAGGACTTTGATTTTTTCTTCTTTCATCGTAAAATCTCCTTCTCCTTATGCTACGTTTAGCCTTGTAGCCTTATAGCAGTCAGCGCACATTCCCTCATGGGTGGCTGCAAACTCTGCCGCCTGCATGATGGAGCCATCCTTCAGCTTGACCCTCTTGATGGGCTGGTTGCAACGAGCGCAGATGCAGGGCATCGGCGGCTGTTCCTGCTTTTGGCTGGTGGATTTCGGCTTCGGCTGCTGTTGCGGTTCTGCCTCCGGCTGCGGTGCAGCATCTTCCGGCAAATCTTCTCCGGCATAGACATACAGACCTAAGCCAAACATGGCAAGGTTCTTCACCAAACACCGCATGATAGCCTTATTCACATCGAACATAGAGGCTGCTTCTACGGTGCGCTCTTCCATGCCGACCTTTTCACGGCGGCGGGTCTGCGGATTGTAGTCCCATTTCGGGGTGGAGTAGGTGTAAGGCACAGCTTTCATGGCTTTGTTTGCGCCATCCAGTACAGGCAGCCACATTTCATGCGAAACGCCTTCAATCGTGACAGTGGTGTACACCATGAAGCCGGTGATGGGGTCATAAACATAGGGCAGGCCGTTGAATTTCTTGACCTCGTAGCTGGCAGCGGGATACAGCTTCTTCACCTCTGCCCAGGCGTACGCCCAGCTTACATATTTCAGTTCCGTGTTGCCGGACTTTTTGACTTCCAGATGATCTTTGAAGTCGATAGCAAATAATTTTACGAATGGATTTTCCGTAGCCATAATAAACCTCCAAGAAAAAAGGCGGCAGAGAATTTACTCCCTGCCGCCATACAATCATGCCGCATGAACGATGGTGAACCTGCGGCTGCTCACATTTTTGCTGTACTGGTTGAAAATGTCCGGCTGCTCTTTCCGCAGTCGCTGAGAATCCACACGCTTGCTTTCGGAGCACACCCACGATACCTTATAACCCGGTGCTGTGCCATAGGCAGCATCCTGCATTTGCAGCTTGACCTGTTGCTCGATAGCCGTTTTCTCCTGTTCCATCTGCTCGATTTGGTCAGAAAGCTCCTGCCGCTTATCCAGAAGTCCATGCAGCGCACTCAGGTCAGCGGTCTTGTCCCGGTTGTCCACCTCATACATCTGGTTGATCTGCTGGGTGTCACAATCACAACCGTTGGGTGCAGGGGGAATCTGGGGCACAACATGGTTCGTCCAGAAACGCTCTTCCTTATCAATAAGGTCAGAAATCACCTGCTTATCCGTCACGATCTTGTGAATCACCAGCTCTCTACCGAAAATCAGAGCTGCCACATACCAACAGTCGAACCCGCTGACGGCTAAGTAGTGGTCAACCTGCGCCAGATAATGAGCCGGGATTTTCCCATCCGCCCACTTGTCCGCAGAAAACGGTGAAACCGTCTTGCATTCCAATCCTGCTTTCTGTCCAACGATCAGTCGGTCAAAATCCGCCAGAAGAAGCGGATGTTCCTCGTTCTGGTAGATAGCATTGGCTCTGCGAACTTTTAGCCCAGTGGCTTCGGTGAATCGCTGTGCCACATACTCTTCCAAGTCCCGGCCCTGCCGCATAGCTTCGCTGTCGATATTTTCAATGGTATCGCTGATTTTATCGTAGTACACCTGAAATGCAGAGCGATAGGGATTCAGGCCAAGGATAGCCCCGGCATCCGTGCCGGTAATGCCGCATTTGCGGTAGTGGAGCCAATCTTCTTTGGACAGGTTCCGTGTAGATACAAGCCTTTTCATGCAATGTTCAGCCTCTCTTTCATCTGTTCTTCTGCAATGGAGAAATCGTATTCCACCAAGTCCTTGATAATGGTGGAAAACTCATCCACCAAGGTACGGTCATCGTCCATCCAGAGGGCATACAGGAAATCCAGAATGTTCCGCTGCACCCGGAGATGGTTCCAGAAACGCTCGTCCATCTGCTTTTCGGTGTCCAGCGTAATCAAAGCACTGACAATGGTGCTTTTCATCGTGATCTCGTATGCCGTGGTGCAAGTAGGCTTTGGAAAGTTGATTTCGATGCGGTCAAGGAACTCAGAAAATTCCCGGACAGCCCGGTTGCTCACATCGTTCATACGTCCTCCTTTATGCTGCTGCCAGCACCATCTTGTAGGCTTTGTCGATCATGGGATTGCCCTCTGCGGTACGCAGGAACAGATTCTCATTGTAGTTCCGGGTCTTGCGGATGGGGTCTGCATGGGTGGCAAAGTCGGAAACAGCGTTCACGAACCGCCAGCCGTTCTTTCCGACCCACTCCAGATCGGGTGCATTATAGTAGCGAGCCTTCAAATCTTCCTGCAAGCGCAGGTTGTTCTTCCGCTGGCCATCGGTCAGATCTTCGGTGACAGGGAAAAACTCATTGATGAACTCCTGCACCTTGCGGTCAGACAGCTTGATGGTAGTCAGTTCATGGATGCCCTTGCCCAATTCCCCCATATAGCTGTTGGCAAGCTGCAAGGTTTCACGGGCATCCTGCACACGGAGCAGAACATTTTCGGTGTGGCGAGCAGTCCAGATGCGCTTTGCCGTGCCCAGAGCCAGATTCAGGGTGTTCTGGCAGACCACACGAACCGGGGTCATGGCTACTTTCACACCAGAACTGCCATCGTGACTGTTGAAGAACACAAGATATGGTGTCACTTCGTCTCCGGCGATGATGTATTTCTCCGGCAGCTTTGCCAGCATCCAGACCTTCTTGCCGCCCTGCAAAGAACCGGCAGTTTCGTAAGTGACACCCTCACCCAGCAGGTCATCGGTGAACTGAAATGCTTCTTCGTTCTGCACAATGCGGTAGCGGTCAGACACCACGCCCAGAACAGCATCATCGGTGCTGCGGACATTCGCCCGATAGCTGGGGATTATAGCACCCGTGCCAGAATAGATGTTACGGCTCTCTACCTGCCAATCCAGACCAGCCAGCTCTAAGGCTTCACGGCTTGCAGGGGCATCCATCACGATACGGCCAAGGCCGTGCCAAGGGGTTTCGCGGACAGAGAACATAGTTTCAACGTTTGCGGGCATAATCTTTACCTCCAAAATTTTTGATTGTCTTATTTCTTTTCGATTTGATGAGCCGTCCAGACAATGATTTTCGCAGCACCTTTTCCGACTGCTTTCATCACCTCCACCAATACTTTTTCAAAGATTTCTGCCATTGATTTTTCCTCCGTTTTTCTGTAAAAATCAAAGACCAGTAAGCTGATGTGATTGCTTACTGGTCTTTCTATCCAATGATATAATATATCATTATATCTGCTTCAGATACGCCTAACTTGTACCAAGTGTGTCCGATGTGTCAGTGTTTTTGCGAATCAGTCTTATGTTTTCGTGTCTTTCAGGTGTTTTATGGGTGGAGATATAAGGATATAATAAAACTTGTTTTGAAAATCTCTGACACAACCGGCACAGCTGACACAGCCTCCTACTTCTGCGTTTTCGACCAGATTCCCACAACCACCGTGAGATCCTGCCATTCATTTTTGCGGATTCCCTGATTTCGGGATGCCTTAAAAGCCTTTGCCTCCTCGAAGGAAATCGAAAAGCGTGCCATCTCTACAAAGCCATCCATCGTATATGCTGCGGCGTTTCTCGCCTGTACCTCTGACATCTGAAAGTCGAGTACCCAGCGAAATTCTTCATTTGTCAAAGGCGTGATTTGCGCCACACAGCTGTTGATAAGCTCCCGATCAACATCGTTCTTTGATGCCCGCTGCCATTCATCCAGCTTCTGCGAGATCAGATTCATGTCCAGTGCTCCACTGCGTTCATCCTCCTGTTCTACGCTCTCATACTGGGATTGCAGATCTGCGATCTGGTTGTCTAAGCCTTTGCGACGTTCCATAAGTTCCTGTTTGGTGATGATGCCGTCTGCACACAGGTCAATATACTTGTCCAGCCGCTCTCTCTGCTTAGCGATGCTCTTTTCCAGCATTGCCTTTCTGGAAATACGCACAGTCTTTTCCTCTGCCATGCAGCGGTTCAGAATCCGGTATACCTCTTTGACGGTCTTGCCTTTGTCAAATGTGAGATGTTCAAACACCTTTGCCGCCATCAAGTCCAGCTTCCACTCACTGATAGCCTTGATTTGGCAGCTGACGCTCAAATCAAGGCCATGTTCCTGCAAATAGCTGATGCTCGGCCTGCGTGTACGGCGATAGCACTGAAATCCATGAATTACAGCACCATCCCGGTTCACACGCCACTTGAACTGAATAAATCCTGCACCGCAGCTGCAACGCAATTTTGCCGTCCAGACCGACTTTGGCGTATTTCTCATGTACTTGTGCTTTTTTCCGTTTTCATCGATTACTCGTGCTGATCTCGATGCCAAAATCTGCTGGCATCTCTCCCACATTTCTTCCGAAACCAATGGTTCAAAATCCCCTTTCACATAGATGTAGCTGCTTTCATCCAGATTTTTGATACGCTTCTGCGTCAAATAGCCGTCACTATGGGATTTATTATAGCAAATGCATCCCTTATATGTTGCATTGTGCAGGACCCGACTCACCTTGGAAGCGTCCCACGAAACATGACCTCCCGCATCCAACCGTCCAAGACGATATAACTCTGCGACTATTTTCTGTAGGCCGACTTCACCACTCGAATACATCTGGAAAATCAACCTTACAGTTTCAGCCTGTTCCGGTTCGGGAACATAGGTTCCATTCTCCCTGCGGAATCCCAAGATGTTTCCGTTTCCATACAAAACGTGCTTCTCCCGACTGATTTCTTGCCCCGCCTTGACGCGCTCTGAAATTTTTCGGCTTTCGTCCTGTGCCAAGGAAGACATAATCGTCAACCGAAGCTCACCATAATCGGTGGCCGTGTTGACACCATCGTTGATGAAAAATAGATTCACGCCCACAGCCTTCAGCTCACGGATATAGGACAACGTATCAACTGTATTTCGTGCAAATCGGCTCACCTCACGGGTAATGATAAGGTCAAATTTACCTTTCTTTGCATCCTCTATCATATGCAAAAACTCTGGCCGCTTCTGCGCCTGTGTTCCGGTGATACCTTGATCTACATAGACCTCCACGATTTCCCAGTCCGAGTGCCGGGAACCTTCAATTTTATACCATTCCAACTGGTTTCCCAGTGCATTGATCTGTGCCTCATGTTCGGTTGAGACACGCGCATACACTGCTACTCGCATATTTTACCTCCACATTTTGAGATTTCAGGATAAAAAGAAAAGCTCTGGCAGAATTCTCCACCAGAGCCTCTCTCTGTCGCTTACGAAGCCTTTGCAGGCGGTTCTTCGTCCTGTTCACGCTTCATCCGAAGGAAGTTCTGATAGGTGGGCAGGTTCAGCAGTCCTGCCGCAAAAAGAGCTTCGATCAGACAGTAAGCCATTGCCTTTTCGTCAACGTTCAGCATCGTGACACCTCCATAGTGTTTATGATTGTGCTGATGATCAGAGATATAACATATCACTGAGAAGTCAGACGTTACGGACGAAGGCGGATACCATAGAACCCCCACACCGGGTTTTCCGAGGCGGTGAGACGCTTTCGGTCACGAACACCGCCAGCCTGCTCCATGTACTTGTTGAACGCTGTAGCGCTGCACGGACATGTGCCGTTTTCATCGCAACAGGCCTCATACGCCCTCCTCAAATCAGATGTAGCAGTAAAATAGTTGTAGTCCCCCATTTCGCAGTGGTTTTCAAGGAACTCTTTAAGATAGTCCATCGAGTTTTTCCGCTGTTTCCCTCTCATGCAGTCCACATCAGGAATCGGCGGAAACTGCCAGCCTTGCTTCATCAGTTTTCTGGCATACTGAAGTGCTTTCGTCACGATTGCATCGCGCTCCTTCCAGAGTTTTTTAGCAAGATCCGGGTTTCTTTCATCCTTCGGAACAGATTTTATGAACGGAAGGAAGATAATCCGGTCAAGAAATGCCGGGTCGTTTGAATCGATTCTCAGTGGAAAATTGGTCGCAAACAAAAACTTCATATTATGGTCGAGCTTTAGGGCTCCCTGATTTTTCCGCTGGATTTCGATGCTGTCTCCACCGGTGATCCGCTTCAGTTTGGACACTGCACTCGCATTCAACACTTCCTGCGGAAGATCCAAGGAGATGTTGATTCTGGAGTACAGCAGCGACTCCGTTTCAAACTTACCGCCCAGTTCACCAAGCGAAAGGTTGCTCACCGAGTTTTCCGGATAAAGTTTCTGTATGGTATTGCCCAAGATACTCTTGCCAGAGTTCGGAGCATACCCCATAACGAAGAAATATTTTCCGTTTGAAGGCTCAATCAGAAGATACCCAAGTGCCATCATAAAACGTTCTTTCAGATCTTCACGCCCCTCAGTAATCGTATCGAGAAACTCGTTGAACACCGGGCATTCGGCATCTTCATCATAGCAAGCATCCAGAACGGTAAATGTTATACGCTTGGAGCTGTGATGTTTCAGCTTCATTTTATTGAGATACAAGATCCCGTTTTTCAAAGGACAATATGGTTTATCTTTCAGTGAATCTTCGTACTTCAAACGAGGATTCGACTTCATACATTTATAAATATCCAGATGATTTCGGAGGTTTTTCACCCCGTCAAGCCCTGGACTTATGTATTGACGGTAAAGAGCTACGACGCCCTCAGCGTCGATTGCTTCATAGTATTGATCATTATAATGGTATAACACGGATTTCCTATAGAGAAAGTCCGTTTTTTCAAGCAGTTCTTCTTCCATCTGGCAAACAGATGGTTGCCTAAACCGCCCCTTTGCTGGCGATTCTTGTTCGCCATCGGTAAATTGTGCATCTTCATCACCCCCTTCCACAAAAGCAGCCAGTTCCAAAAGATCTACGCCCTCGGATGAAGCATTGGCCTTTTTCTTGGCTTTCTTCTTGGCCTTCTTTTTTTGTTTTTTCTTACGTTTTTCCTGACGCTGCTTCGACGCCATCTCATACATCGAAACAAACGGCTCATCGCTGTTATCAGGAAATTCGTCCGGATATTCACCCATATCTTCTTCAAATACAAGTGAGTCCGTATCCGCTGGTGAGCCGCGTCGTTCCACTATCATGGGCTCATCATCTGGGCCTGAGTCAGGTTCCAGACCACGCCTTGGCACAATGAACGACTGGTCACCATCTGGTGGTTGGCCTGTGTAGTCTTCATCACAGGAATCAGAATCATAAGCATCATCTTTTTTCATGGTTAGAAACCTCCGTTTAATATTTTGCCCTTGGACATGTTCCTTGGGCTTGGCTGTATTCTATCATAATTCCATCCCCGACGATACTTGATTCCTTGAGTTTTTTATTTTAATTTTTTTGCTGTTTTACGTTGTTTTTTGCAATTCAAAATTCAAAATACTGAAAACTCTCAGGCTTTCAACATCTTTTCAACAACAAAATTGGCGTAGGTGGTTCCCTACAAATCACCTACGCCAATTTTTTTATTTATTTAACTCTGCTCTTCGCTCTACAATCCTTTTCTTTAATTCTTCTAACTCTTCATTTATTTTATTATAATCCACCGTCGGATCGAGATGATATTCAGATATTATGCTTCGAATTTCCCGATCACACTTTTCTATTGCTTGACTCGCTTTTCTACATGCAACGCATTCATCCTTTGTCTTATATGGCAATTCAAAAATTATTTTCAAATTCTCTCTTAATTCATCATATGCCCAATTAGCCTCATCCTTGGTTGATCCAAACAAATCCAACCATCTCATTTCAACCATCTCATTAGTAATTCTGATATTGGGATTATTCGCTAATGCCTCCATGCCTATTCTCAAAGCCATTCTCTGCGCATATCCAATTTCTGATGTCTTTCCTTTTTCTATCAACGTGACTACATCGTCTTCTTTTTCGCTTCCATAGTAACAACTGAAAATATCCTGTAGAAAAGACACATTTTCTTCAGTCAACTTAATGCGGTTGTCTTTACTCAGAAATTCATGTGCTCCAACCATACAATCTTTATCCTCATCGTAAAATTTTCCCATTACGATGTCGAACGCTTTATCCAATTTCTTTTTATAAAACGTTGTGTAGTTGTTTATTCCTCCTTTCGCCTTACCCCCAACTTCATTTTTCTTTTTTCCTTTAACTCTGCCACAATCAAGCATTTCCGAACCATTTTCTCGCTCATTCCAACTTGAGATATAAAGACAATTTGCTTGCTCTGCCCATATTCTCAAAAGCAACTGCCTCATTGATGTTGTATTTTTCACTCTGCTTTCTTTAGGGATCTCATTATATATTTCATCAATAATTTCTATACAACTATCATTTATCTCTATTTCATCTGCATACAATCCCTTCATAATTTCTTCACGATCTTGTTTATATTTTTCTTCCAGTATTCTCAATTTTATATTTGCATTTTTTTGCACTCGTTGAAATTCTTCAACTGCGTATTTTTCAAACTTTTCAACCTGCTCATTGAATTCATCATCATTCCATGCTTGCCTCTTTATTGCCTTCCATCTTTCTCTCAATTCATTATTGCCATACTTCATTTTATTTTCCTCAATATGCTTTTCGATAAACAAACCCTCCCCGGCAAAACCATTCAGTTTCACCGGGGAGGGTTTATCATACGCTTATCTTCCCATGTTTTGCGCGATTAGTGCATTTTCATGCAACAATCTTACTTTCTGGGATTTTTGATAGCAGCCTGTTCTGCACTTTATAAACAGAGAGTACAAGAAAACGCATATTCACGTTATTTATTTTTTCAAACATTCGATTTTTTATCCCTTTCGTAATATTTTAAGAAAATAACACATTTTTGCTTTTGCAGTTTTTGGGACAAACTACAACGCATTTTTTCATCTTTTTTCCATCCATTTTTTCTCAAAAATGGAACTTCAAAAAATTTTCCATATCACAAAAAAGGAGGTGTTTTTCCACATGAATACACCCATGCAGTTGAAAATCCGAGGACACACCAAATGACGCTAGACTACTTCTATGGTCAGTCGGGCGAATTGTTTTCCTATTTTCGCATCCCGAAAGCACTGTTCCAAGACTGCCGCTTCCGGCAGCTCTCCACGAATGCCCGGACGCTGTACGGCATCCTGCTGGACCGCATGAGCCTGTCTGCAAAGAACGGCTGGCTGGACGAGCAGGGGCGGGTGTATATCATCTACACCGTCCGAGAAGTACAGGAATCCCTCTGCTGCGCCGAACACAAGGCGGTCAAGCTGTTCCGAGAACTGGAGCAGCTCGACCCCATCGAGCGCAAACGCCGTGGTCTGGGCAGACCCAGCCTGATCTACGTCAAGGACTTTTCCTCCGGCTTGCCAAAAGCGCAAGTACAGAATTGCCCAAACAGCAATTCTGGTGCTGCTGAAAGCGCAATTCTGGTGCAGCCAAAACCGCAAGCAAATAATACTGATAAGAATAAGACAGAGTGGAACGATCCTGACCCTATCTATTCCGGGGGTATCCGGGAGCAGCTTGAGGATTATTTTTATCAGGCATTGGAGGTAGAACTTCTGCTCCGGCTCTTCCCGGACGATGAGGACACCATCTACCAGATTGTAGACTTGCTTGTGGATACCTGTTCCACCAAACGCAAGATGTTGCGGATTGCCGGAGATGACAAGCCTGCCGAGGTGGTACGCAGTCGGTTTATGAAGCTGAACGCCGACCACATCCGCTTCGTGCTGGATTCTCTGGCAGAAAACACCGCCCCGGTGCGGAACATGAAGCAATATCTGCTGGCAATGCTCTACAATGCGCCCACCACCATGAACCTCTACTATCAGAACAAGACGAACCACGACTTTGCGCGTGGTTCTCCGAAAGCGGGGTGA